AATGTTCGCAAAGAAACGTGTTCTTCTTGATTTCTGTTGGCTGATTGATGTTTGGATCAAATACCAGGCAGCATGAGTAGCAGTAGTACGTTGACACTACCCCCTCCCGATCACGCCGGCATGGCCAGATGCCATCGTGTAGTCCTTGCACCGCATGGCATATTGGTGCTTGGTCTCCCCGGGCTTCGGCAGCATCCCTATTTTGGTTAGTTGCTTCTGTACGCTGACAGGGTATCCGTCAATGCTGGCAGGTGCGTCAGAGGTTAGGGGCGCCGGCAGGGACCGGTAGCGCTGGTGAGAGGCAGGACCTGGCTTACACATCTTGACGAATTCTGGAATCGAAGGCTCAAACGTGTTACCGCTATCCATCACTGCCTTTAGTCCACGCATGACCTTTTCTTCGGTGAAATCTGCCAGTCCCGAGGTCCAGATGGCGATCAGCGCCTCAAAAGTGTGGTCGTCATTGGATTCAAGTTTCTTTGATATGGATGAGTTCGGGTACATCGCCCCCAAATGAGCCAACACTTTCACGACGAGATCTCTCGAATTCCTTCCTGAGTCTTTCATTGGTCTTTGCTCCTATCTCACTTTTCTGTTTGTCAGGGTAAAACAGTCCTTGCCACCCGTTTGCAATGGAATGGTCGATAATCTGCTTTTGGGTAAAACTTCCGTTTGCCATGTCTTTCAGTTTGGCCATGGCCTTGGTAGCTGCTAGTGCTGTCATTGGCTTTTTTATTTCCTTTCTGTGCTGAACATATTCAAGCCAGGATTCTTGATTTAGCCAATCTGGTAGAAGGGGGGTAGGGGGGTTCTTTCTTTTGTTTGTGTCTGTGTCTGTGTCTGTGTAGGTAGACGGTCGCTTAGCAGGCGCTAAGCGTTTGCTAGTAAGCGATTGATTTCTAGCCTTTGTTTGACCGCCTATTTTTCCAGCCTTTCTGGCCTGCTCGGATCTCTGGTCAACAAGGAAAAGTTCAGCATCAATCCTCTTGTGGCGCCATAAATCGGATTCAACTTCAAAGAATTCAGCTATGGTTTCCCTTATTTCAACCCACCGGTCTGTCTGCATTCTGCATATTCCAGCCAAACGCCGATTGTCGTCTTTTAGTGGGGATTCAGTTTGCCAATAATTTAGGATCAGGAGCAGATATGCTCCGTGTTCTTCTGTTGTAAGGTGACAGGTATCTGAAAGATAATCCTGCGGATAAAGACGGATAAACGCTAAAGACATTATTTCTCCCAATCCATACTCCCCAACCCAAGTCTCCAGAAAGACTTCTGAAAAATAGTGACGGCAACCGGGATTGGGTTTCGGCTGTCCCGCAAGTAGCGAACTTGGGTAAGCCGTCAACTTGGAGTTTAACATAGAGGGGGATCTCCGGCCCATGCTTCACAGAGATCCCCACGCCAGCCGCTTAAAACCCTGGCTGCACCCCTACAGACAGGGAAGGAGGAGGGCTGACGCTGGCCGTTGCCGGCCACAAACTGGTTAACCATTGGTCTTTATCTTACAAAAGAAAAGGCGATCAATAGGATCTTGCCACCCGGTAAACTCATGGGGGCGCCTTTTCCCATGGGATGAGCCTGTCGCCCGGTAGTCCCTGTCAAACTTGCGTTTCTTCTGGCAGACTTTGCAATGGTAGTCAAATACCTCTCTTGCACCGCCATCCCTGTTGTATCTCACCCTGCGCTGGAAATTCTCTGCTGTGAGTTCCAGGATGGTGCTGCAGTATTTGCAGCTTCTGAAGCCAAGCTCCACAGTTTCCATTACTGGTTCTCCACGAATTCGACTTCATTAAGGACGCCTACCCGGGCAAACACGCCAGGTCGCTGGTTGGTCTTTCTGGCTGCCTTTTCGATCCTCGTCTTGTCAGTTTTCAGCACACGGAAGGCCATGACGGCGGAGTTGTGCTTGGTTAATTTTACAGTGTCAGTCATGTTTAATTCTCTTGTTTACATTGCAGCGAGGAGGTATCATAGCATTTCAAGTAAACATTTGTAAACAAAAGAGGTAGCGCACCCCATGAGCCAGCACAGTGCTATAATTTACTACGAAGATTTAGCCTTTGAGGTCGATTTTGATTATTCCCTTGGAGATCCTGGACGAATGTATATGGCCAATGGAGATCCAGGGTATCCACCGGAACCGGAGGAGTGGGACGTAACCCGGGTAATGATGATATATCCAGATGAAAGCGCTATAAAACCAGTTGATGTAACCAGTGTAATGACCCAGACGATGATGGATTTTTTTAATGAGCAAGTAAAAGAGGCAATGCCAGATGACGAACCAGACGACAGAGATTGAACCGGTTGGAAGAACCCAATCAGTGGTGGAATCAATGCCCAGCCAGCCGGCAGTAGCTACCCCGGCCTACCTGCTGCAGATGGCAGTAGAAAGGGGCGCCGACATTGAAAGCATGAAAGCCTTGATGGACATGCAGGATCGTTGGGACGCCAAGCAGGCTGAAAAGTCCTTTAACCAGGCAATGGCTGACTTCTCTATGAACCTGCCAACCATCGAAAAGACCGTCTATGTGGAGCATTTTGACGGATACCACGCAGATCTGGGCCTGATGGCCAAGATGATCCGCGAATCTATGGCGCCTCACGGCCTGTCCTTCTCCTGGAAAACGGAACAGGGAGATAAGATCACCGTGTCCTGCGTAATCAAGCACAGGGACGGCCACAGCCAGTCTGTGACGCTTTCTTCGGCTGCGGATACCTCTGGCGGCAAGAATGCTATTCAGGCCATAGGAAGTGCTGTGAAGTACCTGGAGCGGTACACGCTGGAGTCAGCCACAGGCATTGTGGCGAGTTCTGGGGATGATGACGGGAAGAAGGCTGCTACACCCCCTGTCGAGCTGATAACCGACGAGCAGGCCCTGGAGCTGGATGCCTTTGTGACCGACAACGGGCTAGACAAGGCGAGAACGCTGGCCTATATCAAGACCCATACCGGTGAGGCTCACTTCTCCAGTGTGCCGGCCAATCAGTTCGACAAGGTGATGGCTGCGCTCAAGAAGAAGGTGGCGGCATGATTCAATGTAAAGACTGTAAGCATTTTTGGGTTGAAAGCGAAACTTGCAGAATAAACCCCCCAACACTTGTCAATATTCAGGCAATTGTTATTGGTGTTGATTCAACGGTTTCAACATCAAAAACCGGGGCAGACGCATGGCCCACTACTGGTCCATACCAAGGCTGTTCTCATGGGGAGTCGTAGTGATAATCCTTGATGCAGAGCAGGGCAGCGAGGAGTGGCTAAAGGCCAGGTCCGGCATCCCAACGGCGTCCATGTTCAGCAATATCATCACCCCGGGCGGCCTGGTATCTACTGGGGAGAGCTACCTCAAGCAGCTCTGTGCCGAGTGGCTTATTGGTGGTCCGGACCCCGATGGATTTCGTGGGAACTATGATACGGAGCGCGGGACCAGGCTGGAGCCGGACGCCAGGGCCACCTACGAGTTTCTACGGGACGTAGAGGTCCAGCAGGTCGGGTTCGTCTACAAGAATCCCATGCGGAGGTTTGGGGCCTCTCCTGACGGCCTGGTAGGGGATGACGGGGGTTTTGAGTGCAAATGCCCGAAGCTCGTAACCCATCAGGATTACCTGATCGAAGGAATTGTCCCGAAAAAGTATATCCCACAGATCCAGGGCTGCATGTGGGTATGCGATCGGCAGTGGTGGGATTTTATGAGTTACCACCCAAATACAGAGCCGCTGATCGTTCGCATGAACCGGGACGAGAAATACATTAAATCGCTGGAAACGCACATGAAGGCCTTTCTGGCAAAACTTAACCTGATGAAGAAACAAGTGGAGAAATTTAAACTATGAGTGAGCAAACAGAAATCGTTGAATTCAAGAAGTCCGAAGCTGCCCTGGCGGTCCTGCGGGTGAAGTACGCCCTTGTGCCTGACTTCACCACCAAGGAGGGCTACGAGGAAGGCCGGCAGGGGATCGCGGAGCTGCGTACCCTGCGTACCACCCTGGATAAGGCCCGGTTGAAGCTGAACGCCGACGACCAGGACCGCATCAAGTACCGCAACGGCGAGGCCAAGCGTATCACCGGTGAGCTGGTGGCGCTGGAAGATCCGTTGAAGGTAGCCAAGGGCGAGTTTGACATGATCGCGGAGAGGAAGGCCGAGGCAGAGAGGAAGGCGGAGGAGTACCGGATAACAAAGATCGAAACACAGATGGGGTTTCTTGCTACTGGTATGAGCGCACACGCAGGGCTGCCAATAGAGGTTCTTGAGGAGCGCATGGATTATCTTGGTGATACATTTTCAGGAGTTGATTGGCAGGAGTTTGCAGAGGCAGCAGACAGCGAGCGCATCAGGGTTAAAGAACATATCCTTGCTGTAATCGAGGAGCGCAAAAAGTTCGACGCAGAGAATATCGAGCTGGAGAAGATGCGGGAGGAAATGCGCCTACAGAAAGAGGAGCTGGCAAAGGAGCAGGAGCGTCAGCGTGTTATTAACGAGGAAGCCGAGGCCAAGATAAAGGCTGCCGGGGAGGCGCTTGAGAAAGAGAAGGCCAAGGCCAGAGAAGAACTGCAGGAACAGCAGCGCCTGGTTGATGACCGGATCGAGAAGCAGCGCATTGCCGAGGAGCTGGTGGAAGCAGAGAAGGTTGCCAAGGAGCATGAGGTGAAGCGGGTTGAAATGGAGAAGCAAGAAGCTGCCAGGATGGCAGAAATAAGACCTGAAGTTGATAAGGTTAGAGACTGGGTATTGAAGCTCAGATTTATTGACGGGCCAGGTGGGATCAAAGACAAGATCCTTGTGGAAACTGTTCAGGGGGTAATGGAAGATCTGAATTACATTGCCACCAATACTTGTGACAAACTGGAGAGAATTTATGCCAAAGACATTTGATATAGTAGCAAGCACCGGAACGTACACTGGCAATGAAGGCCAGGAGAAACGCCGGTATCAGAACGTGGGAATGATTATAGAGAAGGACGGCAAGATGTATGTCAAGCTGACCAGCCTGGTTACGGTTGACGATGAGGGGAAGGTTATTAACTTCTTCTCATGTTTTGAGCCAAAGGGGCAAGGCCAAGGTAAGGCCTCACCCCAGAAAGAGGCTCCTGCGGCTTCTCAAGCACCCGATTTTGATGACGACATGCCTTTTTAGTTTGAATCCTCCCTGGTACGCTGATTCTTCTCACGAATAACTTGAGCTACATTCCCCCTCTGGGTGCGAACAGGTTCGCGCTTGGGAGGGGTAGTGTAGGCTGATTCCCTTTTCCCGCCTTTCGTTTTGTCCATCCAGCTATAATCTTTTTCCATACTTATTTCTCCTTACGGTGTGAGTACATAAACAAAAACAGAGCCGCTATCAAACGTATTGGGGCCAGACGAAACAACTCTTGCCCTGGTTAGTTCAGAGGTAGTGAGGTTTATATGACCACCTGTTGTATTTGAATAATTTACCCCTGATGTGGTGGTTCCCGATCCAACCCAGTCGTCAGCAGACCCAAGTTTGATGAATTCAATAATACCTGAGTGGATCGACGCAGCTATAGAATTAACCGTAACCAAAAAGTTGCCGGATGAAAAAGTTAAGCCAGCACTTCCTGCTGCGGTATCGACGCCAATAACAAGCCCATCCGACTGAATTGAATAAGCCGTAGAGTCGCCAAGATTTATATTTATATCATTAGTCCCGCTCACTGAAACATCGTCAAAAACAAACTTCACCCCGAGGCACCCGGACGGGATTGATGTTGTTTCACCAAGCTCTGTTGCGCCAGTAGAGGTAAGCTCTTCAAGGTAAGCCCAGGTTGCACCAATGCCGAGCGCTGTTCTGGCTGCTGCCGCTGTAGTCGCCCCTGTGCCACCACCCGCTATAGGAAGCCCGATACAGTTTGTCAGTGTCCCGGAGGCCGGAGTTCCGAGCGCCGGGGTAACAAGCGTAGGAGAGGTAGCTCTTACTGGAGACCCTGATCCTGTTGCTGTCGTCCAGACCGGATTGGCGGCACCACCACCTACCAGGACCTCGGTTGTGGCGCCGGCTGCAAGCGCACCAGGGTCTCCGCCAGTACCGACAGCTATCTCACCAGCAGCCATCTGGGCCATGACGGTTACGGCGCCTGCTGCGCTACCAAGCAAAATGCCGCCATCAGCAAGTGTCGCAACACCGGTTCCGCCCCTGGCTACAGGCAGCGTACCGATGTACTCACCTACAATGTTGTATCCCTTGGTGGCAGACACGTTATCAAAGCTGATAATGACAGAATCATTGTCTGCCAAAGAAAATGACCCGCCGACCACGCCATTGAGCGTATCTGTTCCTGTCGTCAGATTAATTGTATTTGCAGATCCAGAGTTATTGGATATCTTGACGATCCATCCGATCTTTACAGCCCCCGTATGCGTTATGTCCAGCGCTGCATTCAGGGCGCTGGCGGTATCCAGGGAAATAGCACCTGTTCCTGTGGTAATAACCAAGTGTTGCCGGTTGTGATTTTCGTCGATACTCAAGGCGCCCGTCACGGCAAGCTGAGTTTCAGCTATCTGCTCGTCACCTTCCTGGAATGATAGTTCAGAACTCTTTGTTCCCCTGGTTACAATATCTGGCATTTTTATATCCTCGTTAAGTTAGTCGATATCACCGACAGGAATGCCAAGATGATCTGCTATCTGTGCATAAATCAACGGCCTGATCCATTCTTTGAAATTCTTATTACCCGGAGGGGTTAAGTTCATTAACTGGTTATATTTACTCTGATCCAGATTAATGGCTGTTGTGTTTTTTGTCACAATAACCCCAGACAAGTCTTTATAGCCATATTCAAACTGTATAAATATATTCTTGTTCTGTGAGTCAATATTAAAATTATTGATCCGCACTATGTTGGTTTCCTCGGTCAGAGGAGGGATTGTCATTGTCATTAGTTGTTCACCAGTACACCGTTAAAGCCAGCAGATGATTCTATATCAGCAGCACTGGCAACGCCCTGTATCTTTACAATAGCAGGGCCGGTTATCTTAAAAGGAGGATCGAAAGCAAAAGAATCATTATTTGTTCCTGTGCTTTGTAATCCTCTTGTGTTCTTTATAAGAAATGCCAGTGTCTGAACATCAGGATTGGGATTCACTACCATTGAAATATTCAAACTACCAGTTGCGGCTGATGCTCTGTTAATGCTTCCGTAAAAACTATTGATATGCAGTGACTGCGTAGAAGGTATCCCATAGATGGCCATCTGTGTCTGGCCTTCATCGGGATTAATCTGTGCAGTGATCGTTGTATCCGTTGCCGCTGTTGCAGTGATTGTCCCTACATTTGTAGAAGTAGAGGATGCCTGCGGAGTCACAACCATTCTGTGTATCATAACCGCTGCATTACTCATTGCTATGCCAGCATTTAAATTACCTGATACCGTCTCGGTAGTCTCGGCGGTATCCCAGTCAGCCAGGTAAGATACGACGACTGTTGTAGCACCGACTCCACCACTCACATCACTGGCGCTATCTGACTGGATTGTATGAATACGCGCTGCTGTAGGAGCAAGCCATATCTGCTGCGTGGGTGTAGCGTCAGCTCTATCCCATATATCAGTTTTTGTTGTCTGTACGCCATTCACTGCGCGGCCAAACTTGTTTACTGTTTTCCTTCCGTTGACTACTCCCTCTGATATATCCAGCATCGGGTCAGTAACCAACTTGGCCCCATGGTGAGAATACAAATCCCAATTCCCGCCAGAGCTATCACCTATCCATTTGAATATCTTTGCTGTATCAAGCTCATATACTATTGAACCTGATCTATAATTAACTTCTGAATTTCCTGGAAAGCTATCCGCTGCATATTTAGTCCATACACCGGGGCTGTAGTTATCTTTATTTAATTTTAAAAGAGCCATTATAGTTCCCTGAAAAACCAGTTGATATTCACATTGCCACTCTCAGCACCCCGGGCAATATTGTAAAAAGCAATAGCATACTGTGTGCTGGCTTCCAGGACTATTCCGCTGCCTTCTTTAAAAGGCGTGATATCTAAATTGATTCCTGGAGGATGAATGTAATCCAGAATAACGCCGCCCGCATTAAGTAACCGTTCTGCTGTTATTACAACGCTTGTTGTTGCTGCGCTTGATAGCCTCATATTATAATTTGTTTGTGTATTTAATGGCCCTGCTGCGAAAGTCACGCCATTCAAAAGATTTACTTTTAAATCAATCGATGAAATAGATTCCATATTAAATTGAACTTCATTTACATCAGTCAATATCCCTATCATTATTGGACTAACGTAATCACTAACTCCCATCGAATAAGAACCGTACCAAACCTCCTCACGGAGAATTTGCTTTTGCCTTGTATCGTTTGTTGTTGCCGTCATATCACCCACCATGCCCCATCAGTATTGTTTGCTATAACTGTAACTGCATCACCCAGCGGTATTGTAAATCCAACTCCAGCGGATAGTAATTCACCACCCGGCCCAACAGTATTATTCCAATCTTCAAGCTGGTCAGAGGCGTTCGGTTTCAATGTTAACGTAGCAGTCGGTGCTGCTGCCCCGGTAATATTTGTTACCTTAAAATAATATATCCGTCTGTCTATCGTCGATGCACCGAGTGCAGGTAGCACTATATTATAATTATCTGTCGCACCGGTAAGTGCAGACAAATCAACCCTGAATGTATATTCAGCCTCCGTTGCAAGGATAGTCTTTGTTACCCCATTACTACCGGGAACATTTGTATATTTAAATCCAACACTACCACCAACGTCCAGGGTGGATAGTGGCGCTTGCTCAACGATTCCTAAAAATCCTGTTCCAGTAGAACTAACTCCTTGCTTCTTCATAATCAAGGTTGGATTCTGTGAACTAACACCCATCCACAAAGTATCGGTTTCAGTGTTATTCATGGCAACCCCGGAGCCGCTAGGGCCACTACCAATAGTAATAGCCCTAAGACCGGATGCCGTTATTCTATAACCGATAGCTACTGCTTGAGTATTTAACGCATTACATATAGATCCAACTGTAAGGCTGTCACTTCCTGAAGCAGTAGATGTTGCGCCTATAGACGTTGCCCTGACATTGTTGGCATTAACTATTGCCCCCAATGCCGTGGCTGAGGTGCCAGCCGCTGATGTTTTTGCTGTGGTACCTATAGCGGTGCTGCCATCGCCTCGTGCATTACATGATCTTCCCAAAGATAAAGAAGAAGAATCACCAAAAATCGCTAAGCCAGATGCCAGACACTGAACCCCTATTGCAACTGCATTTTGCTCAAGTGCTTGGCAATTCTCGCCGATAACTATCCCGTTCTCGCCCGGTGCCCAGTTATCCTTCCCAAGACCTACACTATAAACACCAACCTCGGCATCTAGCCATGATTGTGTCCACCCAGCAGTGGGAACTCCTCCCGCTCTAAATGCGCCTTTTGCTGGAGCATAGAACATGCCGTTAAAACCAAAAGTAGCGAAGTCAGCCGGAACATCGCCTGTTGGGCCTTTCACTAAAAATGACCCTTCTTCTACTTTTAAAGCCGTTGACGCATCACCTGTCGCTATATTCCCATGAGCGTTCCAACTTAATCCCGTTGCTGGTGGAGTCGGGGTTGATCCGCCAGTATGGCTCTCGATAAATTCATACAAATAATAAAGCCAGTCTCTCCAGATCTGTTCAAACTTGCCTACTATTCTTGGTGGCGGCTCAGTTGCCATTATCGTAGGTTCCTGTGTACATAGGATTCGTCCTTGTATTTTTTAAGGAGTTCAACCTTCTCATTTATAAGAGCTTTATAATCGTCTTTTATCTTGTTCTTTTTGTTCTTCTTGTCTAGCCGTTCTTCAATAGTGTCATTTGTTTTGTATTTAAGATTCTGGTCAGACAGTAGCTCTTTCATCCTGCGCTCTGTATCCTGAATATCGTAATCCATGTACATAAGATTCTTGGCGCGGGTTTTCTGCGGTTCGATTGGGTATATATTAATACCGAACAAGCGAAATGCTGACTGTGTAACTGTAAGCTGCGGATCTCCAGTCTTTGGATCAACGTGTCCTGTTATAGATTCAATCATGCGCCCAGCAAAACCAATATCAGTTAGCCAGGATGGCATGGCAAGTCTGTATATGTAGGTCATAATATCGGTGATCTGCTTTCCTGCAGGATCTGCTTCGTCCCAGATAGGCTTCTTTGTGAATGGATCAATGCCAGTCTTGGTGGCAGTAATAATGTCAGGGAATGGCCCACCTAACATGCCAACAGTCTGCCAGGCAGCACCAATCTTCCCGGCAGCAAGCTCTCTCGTAGCCTCGGTAAACATTGACCACGGCAGGAAATAACCGATATCAACAACCTGCCACTTATTATTCTTATCCTTAAATGGAAGAATGTACGCATTACCCCTTTCCTCAAGCCAGTTTGGTATGGCCTTACGCAGCTTGTCAACGTCCTCTCTCTCAACATCGTTGTCGTCGCCAATCATTGCGGCAAGGATAAACGGGATCATAATGTACGGAAGGTATCTGTGCGGGTGCTTTGCGGCAACCTCGATCATGCGCGGGAACGTCTTGTAATAGAAGGTCATAAACGGGACACCTACCGGGGCGTTACGCAGGTATCTGACAGACCCGGGGATAAGACTGTAATCATATAGCCACTTCTGTGCCTCAAGGGCAGCGTCACCCTCAGACAGACCCTCTTTCTCCATTGCGTGAATGATCTTCATCGTCTTGAATAGGGATTCTGATAGCTGGTAGGTATCGCCGGCAAAGTCTGCAACGATACCAGCAATATTAGCAATGGTAGCCAGGTTTACGACACCACCACTCATCCTTGCCTCATAGGCAATTAGATCGCGTTCAATACGGAACAGCTCATTATTGGCATAGGTTGATTCCGTAACGCCCCACTTCTTTGCAATCCGCCATTGCTTCCCGTTGTTCCTGATCTGGCTTATGGCTCGTATTGTCAGCGCCGGTATTTCATACATAGGGACGCCTGACAGATTCAGTAGGACGCCATTAGATACAAGGTTGCGTACCTGGGTTGGTGGGTTTAATGCCACCTTCGACATTTTCCATAGCTGATTTGTCTTGGTGAGGATGCCACCATACCCAAGGAGCTTTTCTGCAAAGCCTGCATCATCTTGGATAACTGTTCCAGATCCAAGGATATCCTCGTAAATTTCCTTGCGTACCCACAGACCTCTCAGCCTGCCATACCTGGCGATATTTGGAACCTGCTTGAAGTCATGTGGCGCCTTGCCAAGGTCATCCAGGATGGGGTCAACAATGGCGCGGATCTGTCGAACCAGTGCCAATGCTCGATACCGCTGATTGTCGTTATAGTAGCCAGCTTGCTTCTCAATCATGTCGGCTTCGTTCTGCAGCCACTGGACTGTCACTTGATGGCCGTTCCACTCAACCATCGTCTTTGGGAATATCCAGTTTTCGTTCTGCGATATTTCATTCAGGAAGTCGATCAGAACAATATCGCGCATCTGGACGCCAAGACCTCTGGATGCCAGGAATGCAGGGTCCGTTATCTCTCCAAGAATCAGCTCACGAACATCGGCAGGAATATCCTTGCGATGCTTCTTCCAGTTCATCATGGATGGCTTCTTGCCTGATGACAGCCCCTTATAGGTTTCCTCGCCAAGGATATACCGGAGATAGACGCGAGGCAGGTAGGCGTTCTCGTGCGCTCTCCATGCTTCTTCTGACAGCAGGCCGCGATCAACAAGGGCCTTGCCTACACGCCAGATAAGTTTCTTTGCGGCGATTGCCTTATGTCTGGTAGCAGTATCAGCAATATCATCTGCATTGAAATCCCTGTCTGTCAGATAATTAAATACGGCAGTAGTATCTTCCGGAGAAGCATTGACGAATGCTGAATAAACCTTCCTCGTGATGTTCTCGACATTAGCTACCCGGCCTAGTGTGCGGTAGCGTAGTTTTAAATAGGTTCTTTGCTGCGGCAGCTTCTGCAGAGCAGTGAACTTCCATACGCCGGCATCGAATACCTTTCCGCCAGCCCAATCAACCGCGTTCTGCCACTCCTTATACATCACGCCAAGCGGGTTTGAGTGCAGGGTAGATCCGCCAGTCGGCGGTTTCTTCCCGGCTACTGTTCTATCTTCATCTTCCTGGGTGGCCTCGTCGAGAAGATCTTCCTGCTTCTCTGCTTCCGGAGTGATCTCTCCTTCTGGTTGCGATAGTGCAAAGGTAGCAGCTTCAAGCTCGTCAAGGTCACGCTCGATCTGTGGATTAGGCTTTCCTTCATGCCTGGTAATTCCAAACAGCTTATCCAGATCTTCTTCCGGTTGATTCAGGTTGAGATCTTCTGCCCCAGGGAAGTCTTTGCTTATTTCAGCATAGGCGACTTCCTCAAGCAGGCTATTTTTCAGCTCCTCTGTCCATTGCGCTCCCCATATAGCTCCAGAGTAAAACGACTGTCTTTGAGCCGGGTGTAATTCAGGTGGGTGCTCGTTCTCCAGTATCTGATTCTGCCCATACCAGAATCCCATAAGCCAGCCTTTACCCGAGCTGCTGTCTACATGGGCGCCACTGGTGTTCTTCAGTATCTTTTTAACATAAGGATCATCTTTGAATCCTTCCCTGGCAAACGCAATCGCTTCCTTATGGATTGTGTTTTTCTCTGCTTCAACAACATTAACAGGGATCTTTTTAAATCCAATGGACTCTGCAGCCAGTACCCGGTGCAGCCCCTCCTGTACAAATACGTTATCGTCCTGGCCTCTATAATCCAGGAATGGCATAGGGAATTTATCGCCCTTCTCCATGTCTGCTGAATACTTCTCAATAGACTTTTTGTTTGCCGGCTTCTCCATATCCTTCCGGATAGACTCTGGAGTACCAAACTCAGGATCGAACTCTCCCCAGCGCTTTGCGACTGCAGCTACATACTCATCAGCACTCATCTGCTGAACTGTACCGTTCTTGTCTACCCTTTCGACGCCCGTTGTTTGGGTAAACGGCGTGGCGGCAACTTTTTGAGCAACCTCTTTGCTGCCTCCACCTT